CAGATGATTCGCATGATGATATAGTTTCTGCATTGTCTTTATTAGCAGAAGTATTTCAACCCTATGCTGATATGGAAAGTAAGATAAACTTTGCTTCCACACAATTTGTAGCAGATCGCCAATCAGAGGAGCAACACAATAGAATCTACTGTTTAGGTAAATATGCTAGACAGAATCAAGGTTATGTGGACGATAACCCGACCACGGCTTGGGAATTAGAACAAGCATTTAGGCAAAACGTATCTAGTACGGATAATTATGGTAATCCATTAGAGGATGTAATAGGTGGCTAATGAGGAGAATAAAGTCGTATTGGTGGAACGAAAGACCAAATTTTGGGGATCAATTGGCCCCTTTGTTATTGGAACGATTTGCTGACATTAAGGTTCAATGGGATACAATTAGTCATTCACAGATTATATCAGTTGGTTCAATTTTAGAACATGTCCCCCCTTTATGGGATGGACACATTATTGGTTCTGGTAAATTACATGAATTCTCTAGGTTACATTTACACACTAATACCGCCAAGATTTGGGCACTTAGAGGGCCATTATCGGCTAGAGGAATTAAAGGTGAATTTGTACTAGGTGACCCCGGCTTATTAGCCGATGAATTGGTTAGGCCACAGGAAAAAGTTTTTGACCTAGGAATTGTACCGCATTGGCAGGATAGCATTTTAGATTTTGATGTTCGCAATAGGTGGTGTCCTAAACCATATACATATACAGTTATTAATCCTGACCGTGATCCTTTAGAAATAATCTCATTAATAGGAGGATGTAGAAAAATATTAACCTCATCTTTACATGGGATGATATTAGCAGATGCTTTCGGAATACCAAGGCGTGTTGAGTTTTGTGGAGAATTAGCTCGTGATGGAGGAGATTTTAAATTTAGGGACTATTCGGAAAGCATCAAATGCCCGTTTGAATTTGGAAAGCTTATTGAAGCCTCTAGATTTCATGTTGAAGATCGTCAACAAGAACTTTTTGAGGTATATTATGAGTTGGGTAAAGCGTTTCAAAAAGGGCTATGGAATCAGTTTATTAGTTCCATATCATAATGATCACCAAAGTCGTGAAGTTAATTGGCGATGGTTAAAACGGTATTGGGAGAGACAACTTCCCGGAGCAGAGATAGTTATTGGTGATGATTGTGAATCTCCTTTTTCTAAATCTGTTGCCGTGAACTGTGCAGAAAAACGAGCGACTGGTGATGTGTTTGTTATTATTGACGCTGATGCGTATATTAAACCAGAGGTAATACTAGAAGCAGCGTTTAGAATACGAAAGGCCAGAAAAAAGCATAGACGGCTATGGTTTGTACCCTATAGAAGATTCTTTAGATTAAAGGAGTCAATCTCTAAGACAATTTTAGAGTCACCGCCAGATTGTCCATATGAGATTCCTGACCCACCACCTATAACCTGTGTATTTGATTCTTCTGGAAGCAATATAGGACATTGGTATGGTGCAATGCTTCAAATAATGCCTAGAGAGGCTTTTGAGTTAGTTGGTGGTTTTGATGAAAGATTTCGTGGATGGGGCGGTGAAGATCATGCCTTTATGCGAGCAGTTGACACCCTTTATTGGAAACATAAAACATTACCATCACAAATATTACATATATGGCATCCTATGTTGAGTCCAAAAGGCTCTAAAGAGTGGGTAGTTTGGAAAGATAGGATGTGGACAGGACAAAGTGGCGCTGGTGTTAATGATGCTCTTTCAGGACGCTATTATGGGGCATATGGTAGTTATGAACAAATGTGTAGACTAGTAAATGAAGGAATTGAGTTTGCTAAACAGCATAGACAGCATCACCACCATAAACATCATCACCATCATGGAAGTGTATAATGGAAACTGAAACTGACACAATTCGGACTAAAGGCGCTGTGGCTCAAATGGAACAGCAATTGCCTTGTAAGCAATCATCTACAAGTTCGACTCTTGTCAGCGCCTCCAATTTACCCAATTGTGAGCCTATAAAGTATTATTCTAAAGTGTTTATTGTTGACCTTAAAACCCCACGACCGCGACCTAGTGTTTAACTAATCGCGGAGTAGTCCGGTAATGTCGCCGCCCTGCCTTGGAAGCAGGTGCCTTTAGTGCCCGTAGGGGTTCAAGTCCCTTTTCCGCGACCATTTCATAAATCGGCCAATAAAAATGTTTAGTATCTATCTAGTTACAAATAAAGAGAACAGGAAAGTCTATGTGGGGCAGACTTGTAAGGATGTTGCTGAACGATGGGGAGAGCATCTTAGGCACTCTAGGCGAGGCACATTTAAACCACTCTATAACTCTATCAGGAAACACGGTGAGGAGTCGTTTTCTGTAAAAAGAATTGCTACTGCCGTTGATAATGAATTGGCTGACATTGCTGAAAAATTCTTTATCAAAATGTACCAATCTAATAATTTAGAAAAAGGTTATAACCTAACTGCTGGTGGAGAGGGAAACCATGGGTGGTGTCCATCAGAAGAAACTAGAAATAAAATTTCTACTACTCTTACAGGAAGAAAAAATGGCCCACATAGTTTAGAAACTAAGCAAAAAATTGGTGACGCTCAAAGAGGAAAAAAAGTTTCTCCAGAGCATTTAGCAAATATGATTATTAGTAGAAATTCTCCAGAAGTTCAAGAGAAACACCGAATAGCACACACAGGTATAAAACACACAGATGAAACTAAGGCAAAACTTAGTGCTGCACATAAAGGTAAAATTTTATCTGATGAACATAAAGCCAAAATTAGTGCTAGTTTATTGAAACGTAAAAACAATGAAATGGGGGTTTAATGGCACTTATCGAAACAGATGCGGCTAATCCAAGTCGTCAACTTACGGCAGAAGATTATACATCTAGTGGAGATTTAGAAACGTTGGGAGCCGATTTGAGTTTAGTGGTTGGTAGTGCCTCTAAAGCAGAAGCGTATGTTGCATCAAAACAATGGTCGCTCCTGTTCAGAGATGCAGACATGCTTTACCAGTCACCACGGCCCATGTCGGTGTACGAAAACACATATGTCCTTTAGAATCAATGATTTATAGATTATTGAATTGGGGTCTACTTATTGAAAGATAAGCTAGAGAATTTACTCTAATTGACTTGAACCCTGAAATGGCAACAAGGCGGAAGCAAACGCACCGTGAGAGACTAAACGAGTAAACATCTTTTTGAGATGAAGTGATAGTCCGAACATACAAGAATAAAAATTGTATGAGGTAGGCAGAAATGTTCTATCAATGCTTTTAGCATTTAACAACCAGCGAACCAAATGTGCAACGTTTCACGGTAGCAAAAACAGTGAACGCCATAGTTCCGTCTTTATACAAAGGGTTATTCTATGCAGACCCACCAATGATCCTACGCCCTAGACCGGGAACAACACAGGATTTAGTTTCTGCTAAAACTGCTATGGCCTCATATCTCCTAGATGAGTGTAAATTTAAAACAGAAACTAAATGGGGTCTAGAGCAAATGGGGTTACTAGGAACTAGTATCTGGAAATGGGGAATAGAATATAAAGAAGTAATTAGTTACAAGAGAAAAGCTAGAACCACTACTATTCCCTTTGGGCCTACTGGATCAACATCAGCTAAGACTGATAAAACAGTTGTTCTTGAGGGAGCACCTGATATTGAAGAGACTAAGAAGATTGTTCCTAGACCATTCTTTGAGTGCAAAGCTATTGAACGTGTTTTAGTTGACCCGCATCTTCGTTATGGTGATATTCGATTGGCTGACTTTGTTGTTGATGTAGTTTATATGGATTTCTATCAACTGCGAGATTTAAAGACAGCAATTGATTCGTTAGAGGATGATAATCCTGAAAAGGATGAGTGGCATTTTCCTAAAACGGAAAATGAGTTGATGCAATGGTGGTTACCACCCGCTGAACCGGGAACAATGCCCACATTAACTGTAGACCAAGCAGCATTAGCACAAGGTATTGTCCATCATGCTGAAAAAGAAGGTATAAGTGTTAGTCCTGACTTACTACGTAATAAGCTAGAAATTTTAGAATATGTAGATAAAGGAAGAAAGATTACTGTAGTAGATCGTAAGAAGGTTATACAGACAGGTAAGAATAAATTTAACTGTATTAACTATCTTTCGGCTAATTGGTGGAACCGTCCAAAAGCATTCTTTGGAATGGGACTTGGGTTGATCGTTGGTCAAAACCAGCGTGTAGATCAAGGTACTATTAATTCTATCTTAAAAATACTTTCATTTGGTGTTAATCCAATTTATTTGCGTCAGCGTGATTCTAATAATCCTACACAGATGATTCGTACCGGACTTGGTAAGATTCTTTCTGTAGATGGTGATGTAGAAAAAGCTTACAAGCTGATGGAAACTCCTAAGGTTCCCGGAGATGTATGGAATGCGCTGAGAGAATCAGAACAAGCTACTGAAAGTTCCTCTGGAGCCGATCAACAGTTAGTACAAGGTTCTACTGCTGGCCCACGATCCTCTATGGGACGCACAGCAAGTGGTGCAGGTATTCAAGCTAATGCGAGTGCAACCCGTCTTGATGGGCCATTAGATAATTTTATTGACCAAGTATTTAAACCGTTTTTATATATCTTAGATATGCTGGTTTTACGGTTTATGCCAGACACTGAAATTGAAGCTATCCTTGGTGAGGAACTCGGCAAAACATTTACAGTAAATTTGCAAGAATATCACGATGCTGCTATGGAATATGAAACGTTAGCAGGGGCTTCTTTAGCTGCTAAACGTACTATGGCACAATCTTTGACACTGATTACTCAAATCTTTAATAATCCACAGCTTCAAGAGAGCTTGGCAGAGATTAATGGTGAGTATATAGATTTTAAACCAATTTTAAAAATGTGGATGGAATCTAGTGAATGGAAAGATGTACAGGATATTATTAAACCTTTAACTCCTGAAATGAAGCAGAGAATGGCTCAAAAGAATCAAACTGCTCAACAGAACTCTAAGCTACAAGGTCAAATGGCCTTGAACAATCAGAAGTCCCAACTAAAGGCTCAAGAAAATGAGCAAACTACTGATCTTCGTATGAAAAGAGATTTTGTACTAGAAGCTGCTAGAGCCAATACTGAGTCAGAGGCTGTTAGTGGAGAACCCGGAGCATTAGGTGTAGAAGGTCAAGAACCGCAGGTTGAGTAAAATTGGGATTGATCTTTGCGGCATGGTAGCCACCTAACGACAATCCGTGGCGGTTAGTTAGGAATGGAGCACCGCGTAGACACCGTTTAATTTAAGAGGAGATATGGAACCTGAATTTGAATTAACTTTAGACAATGCTGATAGAGCGTATCTTGTTTCACTAGTATCAATGCATGGTTATAAAGTATTGCATAAAATTATCAAAGCATCTACTTATAAATTTGTAACTAGACTGTTGAACACTAAAAATTCAGCAGAAAAAGATGTACTATCTAATCACCTAGCTGCACAAGTTGCAGCACAGTTATATGATGATTGGACTAAAGAGATAAACTTTATAGTGGAGCAATATACACATACTCCTAAAGCTTCTGATGCTCCAGTTGATATAACATCTGGTATTCTTGATTTAGGAGATGAGGTAATAGAAAACGTATTAAATACATATGAAGATATTTTGGAGGAGAGATAGGTGCCACATCTTGTTTATCTAATCAAAAATCAAGTAAATAATAAGGTTTATGTGGGAAAAACATCTGTCCCTATTTCTATTAGGTGGTCACAACATGTTTATTGTGCAAATCATGGGGTAGATAGATATTTATATAATGCTATGCGTAAGCATGGAAAAGATCAATTTTCTATAGAGACTCTAAATATAGTAGATACTGAGTTGGAGGCAAACAATTTAGAAAGACTGTGGATTATAGCATTAAACTCTAAAACAAATGTTAGTGGATATAATTTAACATTTGGTGGTGATGGATGTAGTGGCTACATTCATCCAATCGGCAAAAAGAGAAGGAAAAAAGTTCTAAGAAATCCACAAGAGTTTAGTCAAAAAATGCGTGAAATTAGAATCGGAACGCATTTATCTGAAAATGCAAAAAAGAAATTATCTACTTTTAATACATCTGAGGAAAGATTAAAAAAGAGTAGAGTTATGAAAGCTATCTGGACTAAAAGACGAGAGGAGAACTTTAAATGAGTGAAATTCTTATAGAAGATAATGTTCCTTTACCGGAACCAGTAGTTCCTGTAGCACCTGTAGTTCCTGTTGTCGAACCTGAGAAGGAATACCGATATCAACCAAAAGATGAACAGGGTAGAAAATTAGGTGGAGAACAGGTAATTAAATATAAAACTAATGAGGAACTAGCTGAGAAGTTAGTGGAGCAGAATGTTAACCTAGTTCGCGCACTTAGAGAGCAAACTAGAAAAAATCGTTTAGGTATTGTTGACACGGAAAACATTCCTGAGGGGGCTGCGAAGTTTGAAGTTCCTTTGGAGTTTAATCCAAGAGCACTTACTCCTGATGAGCGTATTCAATTTTCTCGTGATCTACTTGACCCTGAGCGATCAGAACAAGCTACCAATACTTTGTTTGAAACAACTATTGGAATGACACCCTCTGTTTTACGAGACACTTTGGCAAAGTTGTCACAAAATGAAATGAAGTTGTTAGCTCGTGTTGAATCTGATGCTTTTATGACTTCAAACCCTGATTACTATAAATGCGTGGAAAATCAGAGTGCTATTACAGGTTGGATGATTAAGAATAATTTAGCCCCTTTACAGTCAAATTTTCAGTTAGCCTATGAAACTTTGAAGAAGGATAATGTAATTTTATTTGGAGGAGGAACCGTGCTTAATGCACCTGCACCTGTTGCGCCTATAACTTCTGTTGTTGCGCCCATCGAGGAAGTTGCGCCTACACGAGAAGAAATTTTAGAACCACCTATACCGCCTACTCCTGTTAGAACAGTTGCACCACCACCTACAGGATTAACCCGTATCCCTGCTAGTGATGTAGAGCCACAAAAGACGGTTAAATACACACTAAAGCAGGTTAATACTATGGACGGGGAAACGTATAAGCAGAAACTTTTACATGAAAAAGGTTTTGCTAAACTCGTACAAGATTTAGAAGATGAAGCTGCTTCACAAAGAGGCAGACGTTAAT